TGAGGCGGTCAGGCGGTAGCGTTTCTGGCGGCTGCCTGGCATCTTCTCGGCCAGGATGCGGTAGCCCTGCTTGGGCAGGCCGTGGCAGAGCAGGGATCGCAAGGAGTGCGGCTGCCAGCCGGTGGCCTCGACGATCTGGCGAATGGTGGCGCCCTCGGGGCGGCGCAGCATCGCGATGACCTGGGCCTGCTTGCTGTTCTGCCGGGTGCTGCGCACCCTCTCGGCTTCGCCTCGCGAAACTTCGCTGCGCTCGTTTTCTCGGATGCGGGGCTGGGCCGGGGCCTGCGTGGCCGTCTGCTGCGCGGCCCACTGCGCCTCGGCGGCCGTCACCGCCGCCTCGATCTCGGGGTCGTCCTCGACGGCCGCGGGTGTCGGCGCGGGGCGCTCGCGCCCCATCGCGCCGTAGCCCTCGTCGGCGACGACCCAGTCGTCTCCTTGGCGGGCGATCAGGGCGCGATTGGCCAGGCCGTCGAGCACCTTGCGGCGTGCGCCGCCTTGGATGTGTTCGGGGAACCATTCGATCCGCCCGCCGGTGTGTTCGAGGGCGTAGGCCAGGATCGCGTGCTGGGCCGGGGTCAGGGAGATGGTGCTCATGGGCTGCTCCTTCGCGGTGGTGGGTCGGGTGATGGGATGAACGCGCTGTTCGCGGGTGAAGCCAAGCGCTTTCACTCGCCACATCCCTGTGGCTCGCCCTTCGGGCAGCCTTCGGCTGTGCAAATCGGCAATCCTGCCGATTTGTCTGCTGGGCTTGCCCGATTCAGCGCGGGCGCAACACGGCGATCCCGGCCTGGGCGAGTTCGAGCGCGGCGGCGTGGAAGGCGGCCTCGGCCACCCAGGGCGCGGCGCGGGCGTCGTCGAGCAGGCGGTCGAGCACGGGGCGGGCCTGGGCTCGCATCGCGGCGCAGGCGGCCTCCAGGTCGTCGCGGCTCGCGGCAGCCACCTCCTGGCGACAAGTGCGGACCAACACGGTCAGGGCGGCCTCGGCGAGCTTGGTGGCGAGAAGGTCGGGGGCGGCGGTGTTCATCGTTCGTCCTTTCGAGCGTCGGTTGGCGTGACGTGATGAACGCGCTGTTCCAGGAAGAAGCCAAGCGTCCTTTGCGAGAAAGCTAAAATCCCCATGGGCCTTTCGATCCGCGCCTACGCGCGCCACCGGGGCGTGTCGCACGTGGCGGTCAAGAAAGCGATCGACACCGGGCGCATCACGCCCCTGCCCGACGGCACCATCGACCCCGAGCAGGCCGATGCGCAGTGGGCGAAGAACACCGTCTCTCCGCGCACCGCCGCCCCCCCCGAAGCCCTCGCCCCGCGCCCGCGCGCCCGAGGCGGGCGCCGCGAGCCTGCCGCCTGCCTTGGGCACCGGGCTGGGCACGGGCGGCGCCACCTTGCTGCAGGCGCGCACCGTCAACGAGGTGCTCAAGGCCAAGATCCGGCAGGTGGAACTGGCCGAGAAGAAGGACGAACTCGTCGACCGGGCGCGGGCGATCGCCCACGTCTTCAAGCTCGCGCGGGCCGAGCGCGATGCGTGGCTGAACTGGCCGGGCCGCGCCGCGCCGATGCTGGCCGCCCGGTTCGGCCTCGACGAGCACGCGCTGCACGTGGCGCTCGACGCCGCGGTGCGCGAGCACCTGGCCGAACTCGGCGAGATCGCCCCGAGGATCGACGCGTGAGCAACGCCTACGAGGGCGCGGCCGAGATCGAGCGCGCCTGGCGCGAGGGCCTTACGCCCGACCCGCTGCTGACCGTCTCCGCGTGGGCGGATCGCTACCGGATGCTCGGTACCCGCGAGTCGGCCGAGCCGGGGCGCTGGCGCACCGCGCGCACGCCGTACCTGCGCGAGATCATGGATTGCCTCTCGCCCACCTCGCCGATCGAGCGGGTGGTGTTCATGAAGGGCGCCCAGGTGGGTGGCACGGAACTCGGCCTGAACTGGGTCGGCTACGCGATCCACCATGCGCCGGGGCCGATGATGATCGTCTGGCCCACCACCGAGATGGCGCAGCGCAACTCCAAGCACCGCATCGACCCCTTGGTCGAGGAGTCCCCGGTGCTGCGCGAGATCATCGCGCCGGCGCGCTCGCGCGACTCGGGCAACACCGTGCTGATGAAGGAGTTCCGCGGCGGGGTGCTGGTGATGACCGGGGCCAACTCCGCCGTGGGCCTGCGCTCGATGCCGGTGCGCTACTTGTTCCTGGACGAGGTGGACGCCTACCCGCTGGACGTGGATGGCGAGGGCGATGCCATTCACCTGGCCGAGGCCCGCACCCGGACCTTTGCCCGGCGCAAGATCCTGCTGGTCTCCACCCCCACCATCGCCGGGGCCTCGATCATCGAGCGCGAGTACGAGGCGAGCGATCAGCGCCGCTACTTCGTGCCCTGCCCGCACTGCGCGCACCGCCAGTGGCTGCGCTTCGAGCAGCTGCGCTGGGAGCCCGGTCGGCCGCAGGACGCGGCCTACGTGTGCGAGGCCTGCGAGGAGCCGATCGCCGAGCACCACAAGCCGCGCATGCTCGAACTCGGCCAGTGGCAGGCGCAGGCCGAGAGCCGCACTGCGGGCTTCCACCTGTCCTCGCTCTACAGCCCCTGGCGGCGCTGGCGCGAGATCGCGGAGGCCTGGGAGAAGGCCACCCGCGCCGAAGGCCGGTCGGTGGCGATGGTCAAGACCTTCAAGAACCACGAGCTCGGCGAGACCTGGGTCGAGGAGGGCGAGGCGCCGGACTGGCAGCGCCTGCTGGAGCGGCGCGAGGATTACCCGATCGGCACCGTCCCCGCCGGCGGGCTCTTGCTCACCGCCGGCGCCGACGTGCAGAAGGACCGCATCGAGGTGTCCATCTGGGCCTTCGGGCGCGGCAAGAGGTGCTGGCTCGTCGAACACCGGGTGCTGATGGGGGACACGGCCCGCGAGGCGGTCTGGCAGCGCCTGGCCGACCTGCTCGCCGAGACCTGGACCCATGCGACGGGCGCGCAGATCCCGCTCGCCCGGCTGGCGCTGGACACCGGCTTCGCGACGCAGGAGGTCTACGCCTTCGTGCGCCGGGTGCGCGACGGCCGGGTGATGGCGGTCAAGGGCGTGGCCAAAGGGGCGGCGCTGATCGGCACCCCCACCGCGGTGGACGTGACCCAAGGCGGCAAGCGGCTGCGCCGGGGCGTCAAGGTGTTCGCGGTGGCGGTGGGGCTGGCCAAGCGCGAGCTCTACGACCACCTGCGCCTCGCGCCCGAGGTGGCCGAGGACGGCGTGAGACCGGCCTACCCCGCCGGCTACGTGCACCTGCCGAAGATCGACGCCGAGTTCCTCCAGCAACTGTGCGCCGAGCAACTCGTCACCCGGCGCGACCGTCAAGGCTTTGCGGTGCGCGAGTGGCAGAAGGTGCGCGAGCGCAACGAAGCGCTGGACTGCTACGTCTATGCCCGCGCCGCCGCCGCGGCCGCAGGGCTTGACCGCTTCGAGGAACGCCACTGGCGCGAACTGGAGCGGCAACTGGGGCTGCCGCCGCCCAGCGAGCCCATGCCGTCGAACGACCTCCCCATCGAACGACCCACCGAGGCCACCCATCGAGGTGGCCTGGGTGTTTCTGCCACCCGAACCAATGGCCGGCGCGTGATCAAGAGCCGCTGGCTGTCCTGACGAGGAGTCACCATGTCACTGACCACCCGCATCGAGAGCCTGGTGCTGCGCGTCGCGCAGGAGTTCAACGACGTCCGCGCGAAGGCCGGGAACCTCGCCAGCCTCACCACCACCGACAAGTCCAGCCTGGTGGCGGCCATCAACGAACTGAAGGCCGCGGTACAGGCCTCGGGCGCGATCGACGACACCCAGGTCGCCACGAGCAGCACCTACTCCTCGCACAAGATCGTCACGCTGCTCGACACCCTCAAGGCCGAGATCCTGGGCGGGGCCGATGCCGCTTACGACACGCTGCTGGAGATCCAGCAGCTGCTGCAAGACGGCACCAGCGGCCTGGATGCCTTGCTCACCGCGGTGCACCACCGCGTGCGCTTCGACGCGGCGCAGACCCTCACCGCCGCTGAAGCCGCCCAGGCGCGCAGCAACATCGGCGCCGTGGCCGCGGCCGACGTGGGCGACACCGACACCGACTTCGTCGCCATCTTCGAAGGGGCGCTGCTCTGATGAGTCTGGCTGCGCGCATCGCCGCCTTGGCCGGCCGCATCGGGCGGGAGGTCAAGGCCAAGGTCGGCGCCGACCACCCGGGGCTGGCCCGTGCCTGGGTGTGCTTCGGGTTTGTGGGCCACCAGATCGTCGTGCGCGCCGCGCACAACGTCGCCTCGGTCACGCGGCTCGCCGCAGGGCGCTACCGCGTGCACTTCGCCAGTCCGCTGCCGGACGCGCACTATGCCTGGGTGGGCGTGGCCCGCAGCAGCACCAACAGCGGCACGCAGCGGCTGCTGATCGTGCGCGCGACCGCCGACGAGAAGACGCCGACGCATGTCGACGTGGCCTGCGCAACCACCGCGGCGTCCTTCGCCGACTCCCCCGAGATCAACCTCGTGGTCTACCGCTGATGGCCTACACCCCAGCCGACCTCGAGGCCCTGCAAGCCGCGCTCGCCAAGGGCGAGAAGCGCGTGAGCTTCGGCGACAAGACGGTCGAGTACCGCTCGATCGAGGAGTTGCAAGCCGCCATCCGCGCGGTCAAGCGCGACCTGCACGAACAGGCCGTGGCCACCGGCCTGTGGCCCGGCGCGCCGCGGCAGATCCGGATCACGACGACCAAGGGGACGTGATGGGCTGGAGCACCTCACGAACGCCAGCAAGCTGGCTCAGCACCCTCAAGCGCCGGCTGTTCGGCACCAGCCCCACCTACGACGGCGTGGGCGGCGGCCGCCGGTCCGTGGCCTGGCAGGTCGGCAATCCCGGGGCAGTCGCGGCACTCGCCTATACCCAGGGCGAGCTGCGCGCCAAGAGCCGCGA